GCACGTACCATCTGTAGTGGAACGTATGGGCAGTAGAAGAGACCTGCGTCGAATGCAGAAGAACCTTTGTAACCAACTACAAGGTAGTTAGAACCTGCATATGGGTCGATGTATACACGGTAACGACCGTTTAGAACACCTGCGAAAGTGTTACCTGTGTCGTCAACGTTTAGGTTGTTGCTGTTAAGAGCAGGTGTGTGGTCAAGGATACCAGCCATCTGAAGTGCAGAAGCAACGTCAGAAGAACAGATAACCATGTTACCTTTACCGCGGCGTGTTTGCTTCGCAATTGCGTTTGCTTCACGTTCGATTTGGAACATAAGACCTTTGAACTTTTCAACTGACCAACGACCATTTGCGTCAACGTCTAGGTCGAAAGTACCAGCAGATGCAGTACCGTCTTGCGCACCAGCTTTTGCAACAGAAAGAATAGTTGCAACAACTTCACGGTTGATTTCTGCAAGGATTTCAGCGGAAAGCATGTTTGCAAGTTCTGTTTCTGCGTCGAGACCGTGAATTGCTTTAAGGTCCTGTGCAAGTTCAGTAGTGTATTCTGCTTTAAGCGCACGTGACTTTGCAGATACAGTTACTTTCTCTAGTGAGAATGCCATTTCTGGGAATGGGTTCGCACCGCTATCGCCAAGTGCTTCAGCAGTTGCAGTTGACATACCTACGCCACCAGATGCACCTGAGAATGAAGTGTTTGCTTCACCGTACATTGATTCTGCGCCAGTCTGCGATGCGTAACGCGAACGCATTGCGAAGATAAGACCAGTTGGACCAGTCATTGGCTGAACACCAGCAATGTCGTATGCGATTAGGTTTGGCATCGCACGACGAACTAGTGAGATAAGCACTGGGTCGTAAGATGCAACGTTACCGCCGCTGATGTTGTTGGTTGGTGCAGTTTCTAGAAGCGCTGCTGGTGAATATGATGAACCTTCCTGAAGAGCCCTTTCGGTGTTCTCTAGGATAGTTGCTGTGACGCTCTTTCTGTGAGAATCACCGATTGCAGGCATATCGGCGTGTTCTAGAACAGGGCCCCACTTTTTCATTACTTCTTCGTTTAGCATTTTAGATTTCTCCTTTTTGGGATAAATTATAAATTATCAATCTTATTTATATTTTTTTATTTCTTGCCGAAGCGTGATAGTGCCGCTGCGTAGCGAGCAACCGATTCGTCAATAACAACTTTGGTTTCTGACTCATCTTCTACTTCTTCTTCGAGAAGTTCGGTTTCGTCTGTGGTAACAACAGATTCAGTGAAGTATGCTTCTTTGATTGCAGATAGTTTTTCAACATATTTCTGCGCGTCATCGAAAGAAATACCTTCAGCTAGAACACTTAGTTTGTCTGCTTGAGTGTCTGTTAGACCTTCAGCGATTTGGTTGAATGCTACTTCGCGTTCTAGAGTTTCTTTTTCTTCTCTGATTGCAATTAGTTCTTCAACCTTTGAGTTGTACTTCTCTTCTTGTTCAGCAAGACGAGCTTCTACTTCAGCTACACGATCAATCTCTTCATGATTGATTTCGAGGTTGTGTGACTCAACTAGACCTTTTAGGGAGTTTAGTAGAGATTCTGCAACTTCGATTTTGATTGATGCTTCAATAGCGACTTCATTCTGTTCCATCCACTGTTCTGCAACGTAGTCAAGATATGAGTCTACCTTTTCTACTAGTTCAGCGGTTGCAGTTTCAATACCTTCTTCAAGGTCTTTTTCGAACTGCTCTTCTAGTTCACTACGTACTGCAAGAGTTTTTTCGTGAACTGCTGCTTCGAAAATTGCAACTGTTTTAGTTTTGAAGTCTTCAGAAAGGTCCATACCTTCGAAGATAGATTCGAATACAGTGCCTTCAGCAATGTTTTCTTCTTCTTCTTTTAGACCTTCATCATTAGAACCTTGTGGGGTTTTAACAGTCTTCTCGATGTTATCAGCCTTTGAGTCAACTGATTTGTTTACGTCACCTTTACGCTTTTTTGCTGCGCCACCTACTGGTGTTGTAGCATCAGCGGCAACTGAATCTTCACCAGTCGCTTTTGCTTCTTCAAGCTTGGCGTCCAGTTTATTTCCTAGTTCTTCGCTCATTTCGTTCTCCTCTGAAAGATTATGAATCTACACTTATTTATAATTTTATTATTCTGTCAAAGATTTGACAAATCTGTCGAAAAGAACAGAAGCCTTTTCTTCTAATTCTTTGACAGAGCGTCTCGCGGTTTGTTTAATCTCTTCTTCGATTTGGTCGAAAGAATTTTGAGATTGCCAAGTACCAGATGCGATATCATAATAGAATTCTACGCCTTCCATTATACCATTTACAAATGCGTCTGGCGCCGATGGGTCAGCGACAATATCGCCAGCGGTAGCAAGCATGAAGTCATTTTGAACTTCCATGATACCGTCTTTTCTCTTAGACAGAGAACCCATACCTCTTGAAGAGATACCTAGTTGCCCACCTTCGTCAATGATATTCTTGACGATTTTGCCCATAGGTGTATCCATAATCTTTGCACGACCAACGATGTTGGAGCCGTCTTCTTTCAACTCTGTGAAGAGGTGTGAAGCACGGTCAAGATTGATTGTAGGGCCTTGTGGGTGACCTAGTTCGCCAAAAGCGCGTTTCTTAACCACGTAGTTCTCATTGTAACGATTTGTTTCTCTCATGAGAACTTCTTTTGGATAAACACGACCGTTGCGATTCTTGATATCACCCTGCATGATGATACCTTCGATGAAGTAGTTCTTCTTACCGTCTTCGGTCGATTCTTTAATATATTGAATTTCTTCGATGGTTTCTTTAATCAGTTTCATCTGACTTTATCCTTATGCTTTATAGGCAATGGAAGACGCCCAGATAGAAGAATCGCCATCAGTTCCGTCTAAGGAATGTGATGGGTCTTTAACTATCGCGATTCTTTCACCGCCCTTTAGGTAGACACCATTTCCAGTCTCGGTCACAACGACTAGAGCAGGAGATGTTGAAGTATTCAGAACTGAAACGAGAGTGGCATCACTCACAGTGTTTGCTGCGGACTGGATATCAACTGGTGTACTTAGAGGTTTAATGTTCGATGGCATATTACTTCACCTTGCTAAATGCAAAGTCTACCATTTTCATAAACATGTTTTCGTTCTTATTTATGGCATCGGCAAATTTCTTTTTGTTGGTGTCGTTTAGTGCGTCATGAACTTTGACCATCGCATTAGCGGTTGTCATATCGACTTTAAGCTTCTGTCCATCAGCAAATTTTACATCTTTGATAGATTTATTCTTGACAATATCTCTAAGGTCATCGATAACGGCTTCAAGGATAGTCTCTTCGTCTAAGGATTTAACAGTATCAATAAAGACGTTGCCGCCTTCTTCCGCCGCATCTTTTCCTAGTGCCTTGCGAGTTTTTTGGTAGTCTGAGTCGAGAACTGTCACAAATGTTTTGCTGCGTTTAAATGCACTTTGGTTCCATCGGTGTTTGATACCCGCTTTCTTTAGCGCAGGATGTTCTCCTAGACCTGATTTAGCTTCGAGGATAGTCTCTTCACCTACGATAGGGTTAAAGTCTTCGATATCGTCAGATTTATCGTATGCTTGGTCATATGCTGCTTTGTCGTCATCACGGTCAGCGAGACGTTTTTTCTTAGAAATATTTGCAATCATAGACTTAGGGTCGTAAGTAGGATGATTCTTAACAACAATATTGTGTTGTGCTTTGAAACGTTTTTCGTCGCCGCCTTTAGGCTGCGCTACCGTTTCTTGAATGATTTCTGATAACGATTTCATTATTCATCGTCCTCTTTCTCATCTTCGTCGTCCATGTCCTCATCGTCCATGTCTTCGTCGTCATCTTCTTTGGCTTCTGAGAACATTGCATCGTATTTAGAACCGATAGCGGCTTCCATTTTGCCGGCCATGATTTCTGAGAAGGCTGTCTCGAATGCGTTTGCGTCTTTTTCACTAGCCGCTTTTAAAAGATCATTGATATCCATAGTAGTTCTCCTTGTTTTTCAGAATATTATATCTATTTATTCTTTGTCTAATCCGTCTTCTTCAGCACCCATGTCTGCGTCTAGTTCGCGTTCATCTTCAATCTGATTGTCGATTTCTTCGATTTCATCTTCTGTCATATAAAGGACATTTTTACGAACCCATTCTTTGGAGTAGTAGTTTCCTACGTATTCGTCCATGTCTCTGAGTGTAGATATACGCTCTCGAAAGATTTCTGTCTTCTTCAGTTCTTCGAAATGGTTGTCTTCCATGAAATCATATCTAATTTTCTCTTGGATATCTTTCCACTCTTCGGGTGTGATGATACCTTTGAGGATTAGCTGTTTCTCTAGAAGTCTGTCAAACAGGATAGCAAATCTTGCACGTAGTCTTCTAATGAATTTAGAAAACTTGATTTCGTCTCTTGAAATTTCAGAAGCACGACCTAATGAGAAACCGCTGTCGGATTCCATACGTGATACAGGAACATTCAATGCTTTGAATAGACGTTTTTGGAAGTATAGGATATCTTCCATCTCACCTAGGTTCTGTCCACCTGGTAGAGTAGTGATTTCTGTACCCTTACCACCTTCACGGCGAGGTAACCAGAAGTCATCTGTCATCGCCATATGACGACGATCATCTCTTACTTCGCCTGTGGTTGCATCGTATACTAGACGGTTTTTGTGTTTTGTCATCATATCACGTAGATACTGTTCTGCCTTCAACTTAGGAAGATTACCAACGTCGATATAGAAGACACGGCGTTCTGGCGCACGTGAAATACGATAAACAACCGAAGCATCTTCCATCATACGGAGTTGGTTTAGAGGCTTGTATGATTTATGAAGGTGAGATAGAACGAGAGTGTTCTTTTCGTTTAGTAGACCAGAGTTTGCATGTGCGATTGCGTCTTTTGAAATCTTGATGCCGTTCACATTACCTTCGGAATTGTATGTAGTGTTTGGTCCGAGTAAGAAACCGTTTTCTACATAAATGTAATATTCATTCTTTAGTTTCTTTGCATAGGTAACATTATTACCTTCGCCGATCTTTATTTTCTCGAATTCTCTAATTTTTCTGATCTTACGAGGGTCGATGTATCTTAGTTCTTTAATGCCCGACTTGATGTTGTTTTCATCAATGACAACGTGGTAGTTGATACGACCATCTACGTACCATTTTTGGAATATATCATAACCAGTATTCGAAAAGTCTAACAGTCTTAGTACTGTATCAAACTCTTCTCTAATTTTTTTCTTAACATTTTCGGATAAGTCTAGGTCTTCGGTAACACACTCGACTGAATTTTGGTTGTAAGTGACTACGATAGCTTCATTTACAATGTCATCAACAGCCTGTTGAACCTCTGGTTGTTGGAGCATACTGCGGTATCTCTGTACCAATTCTGCTTCAGATTTAGCAACCCCCTCAAGGTCCATAATAGAAGACATAGCGCCTCCTGAACCAGGAACGCTAGTAGTGACGTTAATAGAACCATCTGCCTCGTTTGCGTCAACAAACGAGCGAACTTCTTTTGCGTCTTCTTCTTGATTCTTTCGCTTGATTTCAAAACCAAATAATTGGATTGCCATTTATCTATTGTCCTTTGGGAGTTGGTGTGTTGGCGGAGTTTCCCCCGCCAACTATATATGTCTTACTGACCAGTTGAATCTGTAGAACCAGCGTGTTCCCACCAATCGATGGAGAACGTAACTGTGTATTCTTGTGGTTCTGGACCAGCATCCCAAGATAGGGCAATTGTTGACAATTCGGTTGGGAACATACCTGCGAATTTGTAGGTTTCTAGTTCTTCGCCTGTTTTGCTGAATTGTACGATGTTCGCGTCAATCTTGTAATCATTTGGTGCAGTACCAACTGTATTTAGGTTCGACACGTGACCGTTGATTGAATTCATCCATGACTCGATAGACTTACGAATTGCGAAGTCTTCGTCATTGATGATAGTAACAGTCCAGTCACCGAATGTTCTGTCACCAGCAATCTTAACACGACGACCGAAGTAAGCAACTTCTGCCGCACCGACTGTAGATGCAGGTAGTTCTGCCGTTTTGACCATGAATGGAACGATATCTTTAACGCCACCTGGTTTGGTGTCAAAACGTACTTCGAATAGGGACGAACGAGCGCCCCCACCCTTTAGATTACCTGTGAATTGATTTAATGAAAATGCCATTGTTAGTTTCTCCTTTTCTTATATTTATTAGAATCTTCCAATGACTTCATCAAACTCAACACCAGTTGCAACAGCAACAAAGTTAAGCTGAATGTAGTTGATAGAACGTGCAGGTTTGATATAGATATCGCCTCTGAATTCGTTTCTATCAATCATAGCTGGCGTGTTGTTTGTTCCGTCACAAATGACTCTGAAGTCATAGATACCGCGACGACCCTGTACATCACGCAGATATGGTTCAACTAGGTTGACAAACTGTGAGCGTGTGAAAGCATCGTTGAATTCGAATAGCAGACCCTTTGCAGAATTTGCGATTGCTTTTTCAAGTGTGATGAACAGTCTGCGAACGTTGATGCGGTTGAATGCGCTTTCAGTTTTAAGAGAAGTTTTATCACCGAATAGTAGTGTACCTGTTCCTGGTTGTGTGACAACTGGGTTAACATTCTTTTGGTACAGAACATCACGGTCTGCTTTCTTAGGTGTGTAAGCAAGTTTAACAACATTCTTTAGGATACCACGGTTTAGACCCGCTGGGGAATACCAAGGATCACGAACATCATCTGTTCTTGCAGTGATACCAGCGATATCGCCGTTCAGTGGGACCCAGACATATGTATCGTTATACTTATTGTAACGGTATTTGTAACCACTATCAATAACACCGTATGAAGATGAACTGATTGCATCACCGAAAGAGGATACTGTTGTGAGCGCAGTTGCAGAAGTTGCACCGACTAGATCGGTTGAACCTGGCGACACGAATGCCATACAGTCTTTGCGTGATTCTGCGATTGCGATGACGTAGTTTGCGATTTCCGCACCACCATCTGTACCGATAGCTTTACCTTGGATGAGAAGACCAACTTCAACTTCTTCTGGGTTTTCGAATAGGTCGAAACCAGTTTTGATTGCAGCAAGAGACGTATCACCGTCAGATGTACCGTCAGCGCCGTCTGCTAGATCAACTGTACCCGAACCAGCTGTTGTTAGGGTTGTTGGATCGAAACCAGAAGCGAATTTGATGTATTTTGATTTATTGTTGATAACATCAACGATATAATCAGATTCGCCGTTCCAGTACTTAGTTCCAGCTGTTGGTGCCATGTCTTCAAACACTTCGAGTACGGTGTTTGCAGTACCTGTGAGTGCGCCATCAGTATCAACAACGATAACTGTTAGGTGGTCGTCTTCTTGTAGTTCCACACGAGTTGTACCATATGGTAAAACATCATCGTTTGCGGTACCTTGAGCGCCGCCGTCAACATAGACGACACTGATAGAATTACCCAGAGCGCCTGGGTATTTTGCTTCAATATTTGTAGTATTTGCTGTTACGAGACCAGTTGTGTCTGCACGAACCACCCAAAGTGCGTCTGCATAATCTAAAAAGTCAGCTGCACTAAAAAAAGATTCGGCATTGGTCCATGTGGTATTAGCAAAAGGTTTTCCAAATGTTGCGACCAAGTCGTTCTCAGAGCCGATAAGAACTCTTTCACCGACAGGACCCCAACGAAAGACGCCAGAGATGCCACCTACATTAGCTGCTGTCGCTGCAACAGTAGTAGTTAGGTCAAACTCTCTAACGTCAATTCCTGGACTTACTTGAAAGGCCATGTTTTTTCTCCTTGTTGTTATTCATAGTTAATGACGATTGATGAACTATTTCAGTAGTATTTATAATTTTGGATTTTACCACCCACTGTATGTAATACCACGGTGGGGTTGTTCTATCCCCATCTCTTCTTCCAAATCGTCTATATGAAACCCGAAGGGAATTAGGTCTTCCATCAAATCTTCATCACTCTTCTGTCTTAACTTGTGGATAGTGTTGATATCTGTTATATCTTTAAAAAATGATTGGTCGGTCAACCACGAGAATAGAACTAAACACATAACAGTATCATCATGTGCGCCGGATTCTGCTTCGTAACTGATACCTTTTCTTGAAAATGTAGATAGTTCGTTGATGGTGTGAAAGTCATTAATTACGAATTGGTCTTGTTCGACCAACATTTTCAACATGTTACATCCTACAGCTTTTACAGATTTGGTTGTTCTTATTCCTCTATCGACGTTTTTACCAAATCCGCCTGATATTCTTTTACCAGACCTTCCCGCACTTTCTGTTGATAGAATGGTCTCAACTTCGTAATCGAAATGTAATGTATCTACAACCTGTTCACCAATATCGTTGATTTCGACTAAAACATATGCATCGTGGTAGTTCTTTGATATCTGGTGTATAATCTGCGCATAATCAATTGGGGTTACCATATTGTCTCTAAATGTACACACTTGGTTATATGGCATCTTAGTCACATCGATAACAGAAAATGCAGAATAGTCTAATCCTTTACCTCTTGACACGTCTGCGATTAGAACATATGTGCGACCCTCTTCTGGACGTTCATACATTCTTAGACCGC